ACGCCCGCGCTGTACGTCAGGCGCCACATTCGCGCCGATCACCGCGCCCATGCCGGCCACGGTGCCGTCAATCTTGATGCTGGCAGCGTTGATGGTTGCGTATTCAACGCCATTGACCGTTACCGAGCCATTCACCGCGGTTTGCACCGTTGTGGTGGTCGCCGCCGTGGGGGTCGTAAGCACCTGGGACGCGCCCAGCGTGCGATTGAGCCCGACAAAGCTTGCACCAAAAGTTGTGTTCCCGGTACTTGGCAGGCCAATATCAATACTGGCGACCATCACGTCCGTGAAAAGCTCAGAGCGCACCACGTCTGGATACCATTCTTCAACGGTCCAGTATTCCTTGGTGTGTCCGGTCAAAGGGGCCAGCGACTTCTTGCCAGGCACCGTAATGGTGCATGCAGTACCCGTACCCAGAGTCAAGATCGAGCCATTGACCGTCGCACAGCTTGCGATGGTCGCTGTCAGCGCCGTGATCAAAAGGTTGTTGTTGAGGTTGTCAGCATTCAAGCCGGTGCCAGCAGTCAGGCGGATCACGTCACCAATCTTGAGTCCGCCAGTCAACAAACCGGTGCTGGTCAGGGTATAGGCGCCGACCGTGCCGCCCACCGTAATGGACAAACCGGTCAAAGAGGCCGTGGCCGTGAACAATTTGCGCAGGAGCGAAGCAATGAACGAGCTGTAGGTATTTGGCGACACAACGCCGGACAGGCTTCCTGACACTTTGCGCAGGCCCGCGGTGATACCGGTGCTTTGCTGATGTTGCACGATTTCAGTGTTCTCAAAGGTATCGCGCTCAAGTGTGAATGTGCTCTTTTCCCGACGCGCCACCTGACCGCCGGTGCCAGTGGCAGGAACGCCAAGCCCGGTCTGCTTCTTGAATACTGTCAGCTTGTTGATGCCTTGGGCAATCGTGGTCATGATGTCTGCCTTTCAAACTTCAGAAAAGCCCGTTTTTGGGCGTAAAAAAACCCGCTCAAGGCGGGCATGGACACCGACAACGGGCTGGTGTTAGGTTGCAGTCAGCGCTTGAAACGCCACGCTGATGGGAATCTCATACCGGTCACCCTCAAGGCGAGCCGGCGCCACTTTTGGCGTTTCAATGACGGTGATCGTCAGGCCCGACTCCAGCAGCGCAGAGCCGCGCTTGAAGTGGGTTCGCAGCAATTGGGACTGCGCCTCTGCCGCGCCAGCTCCAACACCCTGCGGGTAGCACAGGGTTATCTGGAACAGGCCACGTTCAAAATAGCTTGCGCCGCCCTGGATCGAGTTGTCGGGTGCTGCCGGCAAGAGGTTGACGCGCTGATAAGGCGTACCTGGAACCGGCGTGAACTGCACGTTTTCATGGGCAGTCGAGAGCGCCGGGCTCAGCTGCGCAAGTCTTTTCTCAAAGGCTTGGCGGATCAGGCTCAGACTCATGACAGCCCCTTAATTTGATTTTGCAAATGCCGCTCAAAATTGGCCACGGTTATCCGCACCATGCCCGCTGGGGCCTGTTTGCTCCAGCCATACTCCAGGCGCCGCGCATAGGCCAGGCTGTTGGTCAGATAAATAATCTCCCCCCAGCGCCAGGACCCGATCTTTGTCACTAGGCGCCCATTGGTTGTTCCGCCACCTTGGTCTGGGGGTGAATTGGTCGCCTGGTCGATCGCACTTATGCCAAATTGCCAGTTGCCGCGAAACCGGCCGGTATCGACCGGACTCATCTGGATCAAGCTCTTGCCCAGGTCAATGGCGGACTTGCGCACCACCAGGTCTGCCTTGTCGCCCGCCCTTTTGAGCACCGCCGCAAAATCAGTCTTGAAACTCACTTGCGCACCTGGACTTCGTACATCAGGGGCGAATTTGCGGGAGCTACCACGCGCACATTGACGATGCTGTAGATCACAGGCCTGCCACTCACCGGATCGGGCAAGCTCAAGGTATCAGCAGGTGTTGGCTCCACAATGCCTTGCGCCGACAACAACAATTTCTTGTCGGAACGCAGAATCATGGTGCCGTCGATGTCACGCGCCGCATAGTCACTTAGCACACCGACACCTGACTGCGCCGTGCCCCGCACCGAGGCCCCGCTTGTCGCTGGGTCGTACGCGCCGGTTGCGTTACGGATTACGGTCACTGCACAGCCAAACTTTGCCAGCAAGCGCTGGACCGTGCTGGCTGCGTTGATGCTCATGACCGGGTCAGCGTAAAGGCGCTGCCGCTGCTCTTGAAAAACTGATTGAGCATCAGGTCGATGGCGCGAAACTTCGTCGCCTGCGCACTGCCGGTTTGATAGGTGACGCTGATCGAGCCAATGGTCTCGCTTTGCACCAGGCGCTCCTGATCAGGCGCCAGATCACCCAGCGCAGCCCGCGCCCCCATGGCGCAGCAGGCTTCAATCAGGGCAGCTGGAATGACGCCCTGCGGGTAATAAACGACACCCAGGCCACCAGGACTTTGAAATGACGCCAATTGGTTTTTGTCGCGCACCATGAAGCGCGGCCAGTCGAGCCTTTGAATACTGGTAAACCGGTAGCCGTCCCAGCGATCACGATACAACTGCCCCATATAGTCAGTGGCCCGACGTAGCGCCTTCTCTCTATCGACGTCGCCAATATCCAGCCAGGCCTCGGTTCCTCTGGCCGTGTGATAGGCCGTTGCCTGCGCCAAACTGGCGTAAGACTCGGCTGTTGCGAGCCCGGTTCCGTCTTCGACAATGAGGGTCATGGTGGTCTCCGATCAACTTTGGATTGCCCTGGGTATTCGCCAGGGCAATGCGAAACAGATCCCAGTCAAATCTGAATCAGCACTTCTTGCCCGGCTTGACGGGCGTCTTGGAGGGTTTCTTTTTCGCCTTCATGGGAACTCCTGGTGGCTAATAGTCAAAGCTCAATTGCCGTTGAACAAGACAGCTGGGGCCGCCTCGTCCTGCTCTTGTGGTCCTGATGGCGCTTGCACCAGGGGCGGTCGGCCACGCCTTTTTGGCGCATCCCCTTGCACGTTTTCCTGCGCCGTGCCTTCGTCAAAGCGTTGGTGGCACGCCGGGTCGAAGTCCTCGTCATTGATCAAGACGAACGGCCCCTGACTTGTCGGATGTGTCGATTTGATTTTCATGGTCGATCTCACGTTGGTTGCACAAGCCCACTCCCGAAGGAATGGGCTTTGCACTGATTTGCTTATGCGCCCAGCAGAACGGCTGTGTGCTCTGGCTTGAGCACCGCGCTGCCCCACGCGCAGGAGATTTCATACTGCATCTGGCGGTATTGGGCGTACATCGCCACCTCGAAGGCCAGGCCCGAACGGTCATCAATGATGGTGGTGCGATCCACCGCCATGTCGCCGCCATCCGGCAGAGCAGGCAGGCGCGTAGCCAGCACGATGGCCGAGCGGGCGAATGCCAAGTTGCGGCTGGAAACAGCCACCACCGTAATCGCCACTGCCGATGCAGGCAACGCCTGGCGCAGTCCAGGAGCAGCCAACACCACCGAGCCGCCATTGCTGGTATCAACATCGCCTGTCAGCACAACATACTTGTTGGCGTCGTTGGCGAACGAGATGACATCACCGGCAATGATCGTGCCCGTACCAGCAGAAGCCAGCGAAATGGTGGTCGCCCCAACAGCGTAGCCGGCCGTGCCAGTGGTTGCGCTTGCACCTGTACCCGAAGCCGGGCGTTTGATACCGCCGCTCTCGCGAATGGCAAAGCCATGAATGTCAAGCAAGACACCTTGACGCAACATGGTGGTGTCGGCCGCTTCATTGGCCTTGGTCAGTTGTGCCAGGGTGCGCATCTTCGCACCCGCGCTGGAGCTGATGATCAGGTGCAGGTCGGACAGGGGTGAGCCGTTGTCAGTGAGAATCTGACGCACTCCGGCGGGATCACCCAAGGTCGAAGCAAACGGGTCCGTGGAGGCTGTGCCTTGAGCGCGGGAGAAATTCACATACTGTCCGCACAGTTCGGCTTCAATCTCATTGGTCAAGGTGCGCACGGCTTGCTGCATTTGCATCGCACGAATGCTTGTCGCACCAGGGCCACCCGCCATTTGACGGGTTTCTTCGCCCTGCCAGCGGATCGGTACGCGCTTGGCACTGGTGATGGCCACTGTCTTGGTGGTGATGGTTTGCTCACCATCATCAGGCGGGATCACGCCAGGCGTGATGTTGCCGGAAACAACCGCAGGAGCCACGAAGGAATACACAGTCTGACCGATGGCGGCCCGGTCCACACGTGGATCACGCATGACAGCGGGAATCATGCCCACCATTTCACGCGAGACAACATCCAAGGATGCGTACAGGGCTTGGACGAGGGCCGAAGGGATGGTATTTGCGTTCGACATTTTGAGTTGCCTCTAAAGTTATGGGCGTAAAAAAACCGCCCATAGGCGGCTGTACTTTTCGTTTCCGGGTTGGTTAATCAACAATGCTGCCGCCGCCCCGGATGAAGGAACCCATGGATTCCCCTCGGGCCACACGCTGATCGTGTTCAGCACGGGTCATTGTTTTTTCACTTGGTTTGCCACTGCCGTTGCCACTTGCGCCACCACCGCTGGCGCCGGTCCCTTTGAGGATTTGCGCCTTGTACGGATACTGGTCAACCAGCATTTCAATCGCTTCGTCAAAGTTGGCAAGCTCGCCCGCACGTTCCCTCGAATAAATCTTGTTGCCTGCTGTGTCATAGGCAACGATTTGTCCGTTTTCTACCTTGAATGCTGACCCGAAGCGGGCCTGCACCAGGTCGGCAGGAATGGCAAACTTCTCGGCAATCACCTTGGAACGGTTGAAACTTCCGCCAATCTTCTCGGCGTACAAGTCGTTGGTCATCTGGTCGAGCTGCGCCTGCAATTTTTTGGTTTGCGCGGCATCGCTGCGATTTGCTTCGAGCAACTTCTCTTCATACTCCTTGACGGCAGCTGCGCGTACTTCCTCTACTTTTCCGGCATCAACCAGCTTTTTGTCATCGAAGTTCTTTACCAACTCGATGGCGTTGCGGGCCGCTTCCGGCTCCAGTCCCTCAAACAATTTGTGTGCCGCTTCGGCATCCTCATAACGCTTTTTGTAAGCCACGTTCTCGCCGGTGAGCTGCTTGATCTTGCCGAACGCCTGGGCGCCGTCAAAAGCAATCTCTCTGCCGTCATCGTGCAGATACACAGGTTTGCCATCCTGGAGGACAGCCAAATTGTTGTCGTCTAGTTTGAGTTTCATGGTGGTTAGGTGGGCTTACTGCCCGAAGGTTGAGGGCTTACTGCCCGGAAAATCTCACACGCTTGGCTTACTGCCAGGTGCGAGTGCTTGGAAAGATGAATTTGCAGGGCAGCGCGGCTCAGGTCGTGGTAAGTCGAAACTAAGGGTGAAGCCAGGTGCCCGTGCAAAAGCGAAACAGGCGCCACCAACAACCATGTTGGCGCGCCTGAGATGTTTACAAAATGCTCAAACAAATACCTACCGAAGTGCTGGTGATTAGCATATCGTGTTGACGTGAAAGTACCCCTTTAGCTCAAAGCCACGCGCCGCCGCCTCCATTTAATTCCATTGACGGAATATTCCCTGGAGGCTATACTTCCAAGATGAATTGGGATGTTGAGTACACCGACGAATTCGGCGAGTGGTGGCGTAGCCTGTCCGAAGATGAACAGGAGTCGCTGGATGCATCCGTGCGCTTGCTGGAGGATCGCGGCCCGAATTTGGGGTTCCCTCACAGCAGTGGGGTCAACGGCTCAAAACACAATCACATGCGTGAATTGCGCACGCAGCACGATGGACGACCGTTTCGAACCCTGTATGCGTTTGACCCTAGGCGTTCGGCCATCTTGCTGATCGGGGGCGACAAGACTGGAGACGACCGGTGGTATGACGTACACATCCCGATCGCGGACGGACTCTACGACGAACATCTGGAGCAACTTCGAAAGGAAGGGTTGATCAATGGCTAACAAATTCTCTGTCTTGCGCTCGCGCATGTCTCCCCAAGCCCAAGCGCGGGCTGGGACCAAGGCGCAGGCGATGCTTGCCGAAATGCCGCTCAACGAACTACGGCAAGCGCGTGGGCTGTCCCAAAAGATGCTGGCCGAGGTGCTGAATGTGCAGCAGCCGTCCATCGCCAAAATGGAAAAGCGTACGGACATGTACCTATCAACCCTGCGTAGTCACATTGAGGCGATGGGTGGGCAGTTGGAGGTGGTTGCGCGCTTTCCCGATGGCGCGGTCAAAATCAGCAACTTTGGCGACCTTGGGTCCGCCGCAGTGGCGTGATTCTTAAGGCGGCTCAAACCTGACCATTCCAGGCGAAATTGCCGAATGGAGTTAAAACCCCCGCCATGAATGACCGGCTTTACGCTTGTTATCTGAACAAGGTGCCATCACAAGTGGCATTTGCCCACCTATAGCCGGCAATATAGCACAACATGAACTTATTGGTAGCTTACATTATTTCTGGATAGCAACTTTGATCAGTACACGATGCTGCGGACACCCTTGACAAGGCAAGACGCGCACAGCCACTGCTTTACTCCCCCTTTGGGAACACCCTGCTCTAGCAGCAGCCCGGTCGTAACCTGAATCATGTCGCGGGAGCCGCAGGCACACTGTATAAACGCTACCTTTGAGATAGTATTTATCTTTTTACTGGTCTGTTTAGCCATCGGCGAGTCACTTTTCGGCACCAAAATCAGCTTTGCCATGGGGGCAATATAGGCAAGGCAAGCAAATGGCGCAACATTTCATTTCGGGATGCCGGCCATTTTTTGGCTGAACTGCGTAAAGACACATACCGGACGCTCAGATTTTTCCGCCGGATACCCGCAAAGTGCCCATTCCCGACGGTGAGACTTCTGAATTGCCTGCCCGATACCTGACATTGAA